GACGTGCAGAGATTGTCAAAGAATTTCAGACACGGGATAACCCTAAAGTGCTTGTCATCCAACCGCAAGCGGCATCACACGGGTTAACACTGACTGCGGCTAACACTGTTATTTGGTACGCTCCCACCTCCAGTGTCGAAACGTATCTGCAAGCAAACGCACGCATCGACAGGCCCGGCCAACGCAATCCAATGACTATCGTACACATACACGGAAGCCCAACGGAGAAGCGTTTATATGCTTTGTTGCGTAACAACGTAGCGAACCATAACAAAATAATTGATTTGTACAGAGAAGAATTTATAGACGCCTCTTGACAATGTCAAAAGTGGTGTTATATTAGAGTTGTGTCGCAGTGATGGGTAACGGGTTAGCGCCGTTGCAGACGTTAAATGTTTTGAAACAATCACACTGCTTTATGTGAACTGTCACTGCGACACATTTAACAATTAGGAGAATCAGATGGAAGAAGTTGAAGACAAAGTCACCTCCGTAGACTTGGACAGATTGACCTCAATCTATATCAAGATACGCGACAAGCGGGCGGCAAACAAGAAAGTGTTTGAAGCCGAAGATCAAGACCTCGAAGAGCAGATGAAAGTGTTAGCACAAGAGATGCTCGACGTATGCAAAGACATGAATGCCGACAGCATTCGCACCCCACATGGCACGATCATGCGTTCAATTAAGTCACGGTATTGGACAAACGATTGGGATTCAATCTACGGTTTTATTGAAGAGACCGGAGCATTTGGCCTGTTAGAGAAAAGACTTCATCAAACAAACATGAAAGACTTTCTCGCTGAGAATCCAGACCTTTATCCCAAGGGGCTAAATGTCGAAAGTGAATACACCGTGGTAGTTAGACGTTCTAAAGAAAGCTGAAAATGAGTAACATTACAATCCTCAACGAAGACCTCCCCGAATTCTTGCAAACCGCAGGAGTTAGCGACCTTACACGACAACTCGCTGGTCGTACCGGAGTCAAACGCATCGTGCCTAAGAATGGCATCTTCCGTAAGACAGTCGGCGGCGAAGAGATGGGCAAGGTCAAAGGCAACGTGAATGCCGTCATCGTTAACGCATCCCCTGCTGTTGGCCGTATCTTCTACGCTAAACAGTGGAGCCCTGATGCCGAGCCGACTGCACCTGATTGCTTCTCTAATGATGGGCGTGCACCCGATGCAGGCTCAGCTAACCCACAAGCAGATCGTTGCGATAGTTGCGGTCAGAATATCAAAGGCTCAGGCCAAGGTAACTCTAAGGCTTGCCGCTATTCACGCCGCATTGCGCTTGTGTTGGAAGAAGACTTCGGTACATCACTTGAAGGTTCAGTCTACCAAATGAACTTGGCATCCAAGTCTTTGTTTGGTGAGAGCGTAGGCGATAACACGCACACGTTTGAAAACTACTCTAAGTACTTGTCCAACAACGGCAAGAGCTTGGACTACGTTATAACGCAAATTAGTTTTAACGAAGACAATGACAACCAGTCTGTGTTGTTTACGCCGACTAAGTACATTAACAAGACGCAGTACGCTGTGACTAGCAAAGTGGCTAACACCCCTGAAGTGCTGAAGATGGTCGTTATGACACCATACCAAGCAGACATGTCAGGTAAGCCTGCTAAGTTGGAAGCACCCGCCCCCAAAGCAGAAGCCCCCGCTAAAGTTGATCCAATCGACGAGCCAATCAAGCGCCCCGCTAAGACTGCGCCTGCACCTGTGACCAAGAAGGATTTGGATTCCGTGGTGAAGGCTTGGAGTGACGAGGAGTAACGCATGACCTATGGTTATAGCCAGAGCTTGGTGCACGCAAATAAAAAAGCAAGCGTCAAGTCTCTGGGTGTGGCCTTGGGTCGTGTATGTATCCGCGAAAACATAAGCGTTAGCAAGATTGCAGATGACTTTGGGGTAACCCGAATGACTATCTACAATTGGTTTAAGGGGGACTCAGTCCCCTTTCATTCCTACGATCAAGCGATTAGCGATTACATACTCTACCTTAAAGCCCACCATCAACTGAAATAAATAAATGTCCCACTTTGACCTGCTAGATGCCGTACTACCCACAGAGGGTCGGTACTGTGTGTTTGGGCTAGGGAAGTATCCAGATCAGAAGTTTTACGATACAAGAGCAGAAGTAGATGAGCAGATTGAGACGCTAGTAAGCAACAAGTTCGATGTGTTTTTTGGTTGCGCCAAGTTTGGCCCGCTCAATAACCGCACACACGAAAACGTTGCCTATGTTCGCGCACTGTGGATGGATATTGATTGCGGCCCCACGAAGGCTGTACCCGATGAAAAGGGAGTTATCAAAGGTTACATTGACCAAGCCACAGGTCTTGCCGAGTTTAAGAAGTTCTGTAAAAACGTAGGGTTACCACAACCGATTTTAGTTAGTTCAGGCTACGGCATCCACGCATACTGGTTGCTAGAAGAGACCATAACTCGCACAGATTGGGAACCCCTTGCAAACCGCCTTCGTGAGTTGTGCGTAGAGCAAGGATTCATTGTTGACCCTGCTGTATTTGAAGCATCCAGAGTACTGCGTGTCCCCGGCACATACAACTTTAAAGCTGAACCGGTAGAAGTAACGGTTCTTAACGAAGTCACTCAGCGTATGACCTACGCACAAGTGAAAGAGCTACTCGGCGCACCGGATGCGGAACCGGAAGACGAGCGGCCAGACTTTATACCGCGCACCATGAGTCCTTTGATGGAATCGGTGATGCAGAATAAAGTGAAGCGATTTAAAACAATAATGCTGAAATCAGCGCAGGGCGAAGGTTGCAACCAACTGATGCACTGCTACGAGAATCAAGCCACACTCGACTACAACTTATGGCGCTCAGCGCTTTCGATTGCAACTTTTTGCATCGACCGAGATTCCGCAATACACAAAATGTCTGCGGAGCATCCCGACTACGACCGGTTTAAGACCGAGTACAAAGTTGATGACCTGCAACGCACGGGTGGGCCGCATCACTGCGCTACCTTTGAGAAGCAGAACCCCACGGGTTGCGAAGGGTGTAAACACAAGGGCAAGATCAAATCACCAATCATGCTTGGTGTGGAGATCGAGGAAGCCGAAGACGAAGATTACGATGTTGTAATCAAAGCCGAAGACGGTGAGGTTGAGACAGTACGCATACCTGAGTATCCATTCCCATTCTTCAGGGGTAAAAACGGCGGCATCTACCGCAGGCCCGCAACTGACGAAGCAGAACCAGACCTTGTGTATGAGCACGACCTGTACATCATCAAGCGGCTAACAGACCCCGATATTGGGGAGACATTGCTATTCCGATTGCACCTACCAAGGGACGGCATGAAAGAGTTTGCAATCCCACTCGGAGTACTTTCATCAAAAGACAAACTGCGGGAAGCACTAGCGTCTAAGGGTGTGGGCTTGTTTAGTAAGCAAGTTGACCTCATGTGCGTATATGTGATTACAGCGGTTAAAAATTTACAAGTTATGCGGAAGGCAGATATTATGAGAACACAGTTTGGTTGGGTCGATAACGATAGCAAGTTCATTCTTGGCGATAGAGAGATTACAAAAGATGGCGTGTATTACAGTCCGCCCTCACACATTACCAAGGCGGTAGCCGAGCACCTTAACGAACACGGTGACTTTGAGAAGTGGAAAGAAGTCTTCAACATGTACGCGCAGCCCGGCCTTGAGCCTCATGCTTTTGCGGCGCTGACGGCCTTTGGTTCACCACTGCTTAAATTCACCGGCATGTCTGGTGCAATCATCAACTTGATTCACAGTAGCTCAGGCTCGGGTAAGTCGACAGCGTTGTTTATGTGCAACAGTGTATGGGGTCACCCCGTTAAGAACGCCTCGATCTGGAAGGATACGTTCAACGCAAAGATGCACAGGCTTGGTGTGATGAACAACCTGCCCAATACAATCGACGAGATTACGAACACTAGCCCTATGGAGTTCTCTGACCTGTCGTACAGCATCTCTCAGGGTCGGGGCAAGAACAAGATGCGTGGCTCGGTCAACGAGGAGCGGGTTAACTTAACTAGCTGGAATGGGATGACCTTAACGTCCTCAAACGCTAGCTTCTACCAAAAGCTTGGCGCGGCAAAAGATTCCCCCGATGGCGAGTCCATGCGTCTACTTGAATATGAGATCAAGCCTAACAACCTGATTGACGTGCAAGTCGGCAAGCAAATGTTTGACCACCAACTGCGGGAGAACTACGGGTTTGCCGGTGAGATTTACGCCCAGTGGCTTGTTAACAACTTGGAAGACGCCAAAGACTTAGTGCGTAAGATTCAGGCTAAGCTCGACAAAGAAGTTAAGTTCACACAGCGTGAGCGTTTCTGGTCAGCCGTAGCCGCCTGTAACATTGCCGGTGGCCTAATCGCTAAGAACCTACAACTGCACGACTACGACATGAAGGCTGTGTACGACTGGCTTAAAGGCATGCTCGGCGAGATGCGTGAGGATATTAAGCCCCCAATCAGCAACCCTGCCTCTACGCTTGGTGAGTTTATCAACGGCAATATGAACCACGTTTTGGTTGTCAATGGTGAGAATGACGCACGGAGCAACATGATCCCTATGCCGACTATGGAGCCAAAGGGTGAACTGCTTATACGCTACGAGCCGGATACCAAACTGTTATGGATTGCGGCCAAATCGTTCAAAGACTTTTGCGTTCAGCGCCAGATTAACTACAAAGATTTACTTAAAGAGCTAAAAGAGGCTAATGTATTTAAAGAAGCAGTCAACAAGCGTATGGCTAAAGGCATGAAGGTTGTGTCCCCCGCAGTGCGTGCCTTGATGTTTGATGCGTCTCGGTCTGATTTTATTCACATAGATACACCCGATGAAAATCGAGACAGTTCACTATGAGGTTAACTGGGCCAAGTTCCGCAAAGGGTACTCGTTTTTTGTACCCTGCATTGATACAGCAAAAGCTAAAGCGGAACTTGACCGAGTGGCCCGCCGACTAAAGATGGATCTACTTACGAAAGTAGTCATAGAAGACGGCATAAAAGGTTTGCGAGTGTGGAGGCTTTAGGTTAAACTTTAGTTGTCGGGAAACAGTTGCCGACGGTTTATTTTGGTTGCCCTCCTTGTACCCCCGGCTAATCCCCGGGGGTTTTTTTATTTGTTAGCTAACCCTCTAAGCTCAATGCGTCTAATCCCCTCTTCTTCTTTTTCTCTAAGAGCTTTGCGGGATGCTTTACCGGCTTCATAAGCAAACGGCGCATTTTGTTCAGTTATCTCAACACCACGCCACGATTTGCCTCTAGCTTCCGCACGGGTCTCAAGTGACTTCTCAATCTCGTCAATACGCTTAGAGGGATACATCCGATTAAAGCGTTCGTTAATATCCTTGTTAATCTTAGCGTACTCTTTCAAATCTTTATTTCTGTAAGCGCGATCAAGGTTGTTTAGCAGATCAGTGCGTTCGTTTTCAATACGCTTTTCAATTGCCGTCAGTTTAAAGTTAACTGCCTGCGCGTTAGCTAACGGAGCCGACCTAAAACCAATTGCTTGACCGTAGTAGTCCCAGTTGTCAAACGCTTCGGGTTTTGCAATCACAGCGCCCTTGTTATCTTTAGCGCCTTCTTTTGCGTACTTGTTAGCAACTACGATGTTACGCAAAATAGCGGGGGCTACTTTTTCTAAAGCTTTTTGCTGGTCGCCTTGTTGGAATGCGTCATAAGCATCAGCCCAGTTTAATACCATGTTTGCGGCGGGGCCCGCACGCTCCAATGCTCGTGCTATTACTTCTTCGCGGGGGCTTTGAGTTTCTTTAATATCACGGAAGAACATATTGCTTAAAGACGTGCGGCTAGAAAAGTCAAGACCCGTTAGTTTGTTAAGCACGCCTTTAGATACCAAGTCGCTAAGGTCGCCAAGTTTGTAGCCAGCTACAGTTACGTCGCCAAGAATTTCTGGTAAGTACACTTCGGTAAACCATACGTCGCGGCTAAGATCTTTAAGTTCCTGTGGGCGCTCTTTGTCTTCCCACGCAAAACTTAGCAACGCCATAACAACGCCGTAGAAAGGCAAGCCTGTAACGCCCGCAATCAAAGTTGTACTGCTTAGCACACCAAAGAAAATCTTGAACGCTTCAGCACGCCCTTCGCCGTTTAACCCAGCTATCATGCGATAGAAGTTGCGAATTAACAGCACCATGATGTTTAGCGCAAACGTCATAAACTGCAACGCAAGTCTACCGCCGGGGGCTTTCATTATTGCGGGTTTAGCGTACTCGGAAAAGTTACCTTGTGATTCGTTAGTATCAATAACCGCTTGGTCTACAGCCTCTTCAAAAGTTTTACCTTTCTTGCGGTTAAGACGATAAGACGCAATCCAAACAATCTCGCGTGCCATGCGGTCGGCAGAATGTAGCAAGCCAAAAGTCACAGATGCAGCCGCAACTTTAGCTTTTTCTGTCTTAGACATTACCTCTTCGGTAGACTTAACATTGAACTCAAACAACTCACTTGCGTAGGTAGACGCAGTAACCGCACGTAAACGCATCTGCTGCACAGCACGTTTTTCTTCTTCGTTGAGATTAAGTGCTTTTGAGTTTTCAATGGTCGGCATAACCCATGCCGTAGTGCCATCAAGACGTTTTTTGGTGACGGCATACTCATCCCAAAACTTAGCCATTTTGCCAATTTCAGTAAAGGCTGCCCCAAATCCGTGCCGTGCGCCCAAAATAACAACGCCGGTCTGCAAAATGCTGATTGGCTGAATAAGCGCAGTAGACGGGGCAGACAAATAAGTAACTGCCGACAGCCTATTCATAATGGTTGCAAACGTATCAAACCCATCACGCTCTCTTGGATTTAACTCCGATACAACTCGACGCTCCATGTCGTCAATAAATACTTCAACTTCGGGTCTGCCTTTAGCCGAATCCCTTGCAGCAGATATAGAAAGACGCAGTTGCGGGCCGTACTTTAACCTTGACAGTTGCACCGCCATTTTGACTGAGGTTTCGTTAAAGCCACGCAGTACGTCAGTACTAAAGCCGGTAACGTTTTGTCGTTCAGAAAACTGCCCACGGAAAGAATTTTCTGGCATTGTGCGCAAGTACAACTCGTACACAGAGTCTTTTAAATTTTCTTTAGCTTTAGGATCAGTGTCTTTTACATTGTCGATTGCGGTAAATACGTCTTTGAGCAAGTCACTTTTTTGGTAGGTTTCTTTGCGCAAATCAGCAACGTTGTTGCCGGTAGTAATGTAATTTTTAGGAATGCCATCCGCTACAAATTGTTCAGCTAACGCATCTCGCTCAGCCAAAGACGGGCGCATCCAAAACTCTCGCTCTCCGCCCAACCCTTTTTTAACCGACAGCCAATACGGGCCTTCACGAGTCAAAGCAAAATAAGGCGTAATCCTTTTGCTAGCTTCGTAGATTTGTTTAATCCGCGCCATGATAAGCGCTTTGCCGTCTTCTGGAATATTTTCTTTGTTGATACTTTCCTCAAGCAATAACATGTAGTAATCAGTCATGTCGTTGAGGTGATCGCGCATCTCTGTGTACACACGTTGACCGTCGGAAGTCAAACCTTTAAACATATTATCCAACGTCACACTGCGGCGAGTAGCGTTCTTATCGGCGGGATCAATTCTTTGTAACGTTGCAGCAAGCGCCACGGTTTCAATTTTTCGCATTTCTCCGGGGTTCTTGGAGAATACGCGCATAGCATCAGTGCTTATATCTGCGGCGCTTTCTAGCAATATGTTGGTCAAACCCGCCATCTTTTGCATCAACACGTTTGTGTTGGCTAACTCAGGAACGTACGAAGAACCCCAGCTTGCTGAAACATCAATATTCATCTGCGCTAAGACAACCTTTAACTGCACTCTATCCATGGACTTCACCAGACGATTAATTGCTGGCAAAATCTTTTTGGGGTTACGCAAGGCAAATAAAAGAGAAGCTTGCTTAGCCGTTTCTTCCGCATCTCTGCTTCGCTGAATCTGTTCAAGGTGGTACTGCACTCGCTCTTCAATGTCGGCTTGTGTTTCTTGTATTACCGCATTAGATTCCTCTGGCATCTTAGGAGTCTGAGTGTAGACTTTGCCGACACGGGCTTCACGTATTGCGTTAGCTTTATCA